AAAAGCAGGAGCTTGAGCGGATTGCACAGCATCTGATGGGCGAAAACAACAAACTTAAAGGTTACATTAATGATGGAACTGATAAGTTTGTTTCCATGGCGCGGGAAGCGGCGGAAGCCAAGTTAGAGAAGGCGCGTCGGGACTACAAGGCTGCACAAGAGGCATTTGACACCGATGCCATCCTTGCCGCGCAAGAGGCGTTGCTTGAAGCCAAGATGGAGTTGGATGTGGCCAAGAAGGCCAAGAAAGACAAAAAAGAACGAAAAGCTGAAAAAGACGCTTTACAAACTCAAAATTTTCAAGTACAACCCGCTTACCAAGAACCTCAACGGGTTCAGCCGGATGAAAGAACCCTGCGCTGGCAGGCAAAAAACCAGTGGTTCGGCTCCGATGGGTTTGAAGAAGTTACCAGCTTTGCACTAGGGCTGCATCAAAAACTAGTCAACTCCGGTGTGAGTCCAAGCACCGACGAGTACTTCGAGCAGATTGATGCTCGCGTCAAATCAAAGTTTCCCGAAGTGTTCGGAGAAACGGAAGAAAGGCCGAGGTCGGTTGAGACTCCAAGGCGACCTTCATCCGTGGTCGCACCAGCGACTCGCTCAACAGGAGCCAAGAAGATACAGTTGACGCCAACACAAGCGGCGTTAATTAAAAAGTATAATCTTGACCCTAAGAAATATGTTGCTGAAGTTTTAAAATTGGAGAATCAAAATGGCTGAAAACCGTACCCCCCGTGACTTGATTTCACGCGATAAACAGGCTCGTGCTGTATACGTACCGCCGAGTGCTTTGCCCGATCCGACACCTGAACCGGGCTGGGTCTACCACTGGGTAGCCACGGCCATCATGGGACAGGCGAACCCAACCAACGTGTCGCAAAAGCTGCGCGAAGGCTGGGAACCGGTGAAAGCAGAAGACCATCCAGAACTGCTACTGATGGGGAACGCCGCAACAGGCAACGTAGAAATTGGCGGGCTGATGCTTTGCAAGATGCCCAAAGAGAAATTCGAAGCCCGACGCGACTACTTCAACAATCAAGCGCAGAACCAGATGGATTCAGTGGATAACCACTTCATGCGAAACAATGATTCGCGCATGCCGCTGTTTGCAGACCGCAAGTCTACGACCAGTCGCGGTGCGGGTTTTGGTTCAGGTTCTAAGTAAACAAGGAGTCCTTAAATGGCAGCAACCGCTTCTCCCTACGGCCTCAAAGCCGTAAATGAGTTGGGTGGCCTACCTTACGCAGGTAGCACTCGCTCATTTTTGATCGACCCAGCCGGTTACAACACAAATATCTACAACGGTACTATTGTGTATGTCAATTCGTCTGGTTACCTCAACATCGTGACCGGCACTGGTGCTGACGGCACAACCAACTCTTTCCCCGGCAGCGGCACTTTGACTGGTGCAGTTGGCGTGTTTGTTGGTTGCACCTACATCAACGCCCAAGGTCAAGTCATTTACGCGCAGTACTACCCCGCCAACACCACTGGCGTTGTGTCTGCTTATGTGATTGACGACGATCGCGCTGTGTTCCAAGTGCAAGCCAACGGCACCGTTGCTCAATCTGCTTTGGGTGACAACGTGTATCTGGCCAACGCTCAGAGCACTTCCACAGGCTCAACCACCACTGGTAACAGCAACATTGCTGTGTCCTCTACTGTTATCACCACCACCGCTGCATTCCGCATCGTTGGTTTCGTGAACAGCACGACCTCCCAAGTGGGCGATGCGTACACTGACTTGCTGGTGAAGTTCAACCCCGGCTATCACTCTTACAGCAACGCTGTTGGTGTCTAAGGAGTAATTCAAAATGGCAATTTCACGCGCACAACTACTTAAAGAGTTGCTCCCCGGCTTGAACGCTTTGTTCGGCATGGAATACGCCCGCTACGGTGAAGAGCACAAGGAAATCTACGAAACTGAGAAATCAGAGCGTAGCTTTGAAGAAGAAACCAAGCTGGCTGGCTTTGCCGCTGCACCTGTCAAGAACGAAGGCTCTGCCATCGCTTACGACAATGCGCAAGAAGCATTCACCGCCCGCTACAACCACGAAACCATTGCTTTGGGTTTCTCGATCACCGAAGAGGCGATCGAAGACAACCTGTACGACAGCCTGTCTGCTCGTTACACCAAAGCCTTGGCTCGTGCAATGGCCTACACCAAACAAGTCAAAGCAGCCGCCGTTATCAACAACGGTTTCAGCGGTTCTTACTTGGGCGGTGACGGTGTGTCGCTGTTTGGTAACAACTCCTCTAACACTCGTGTTGGCCACCCTCTGGTCAATGGCAGCGTTAACTACAACAGCCCCACCACTGGCGTCGACTTGAACGAGACCTCCATGGAAAATGCCGTGATTCAAATCGCTGCATGGACTGATGAACGTGGTCTGTTGATCGCTGCCAAGCCCCGCAAGTTGATCGTTCCTCCTGCACTGATGTTCGTTGCCAAGCGTCTGCTTGACACTGAACTGCGTGTTGGCACCAACGACAACGACATCAACGCATTGAAGCAGATGGGTGCAATCCCTGAAGGCTACACTGTCAACCACTTCTTGACAGACAGCAATGGTTGGTACTTGATGACGGATGTGCCCAACGGCCTGAAGCATTTTGAACGTATGCCTCTTGCAAATTCCATGGATGGGGATTTCGATACAGGGAACGTTCGCTACAAGGCTCGTGAGCGTTATTCGTTCGGCTGGTCTGATCCCCTTGGAATCTGGGGTTCGGCTGGTTCGTCCTGATATTTCAGGTACGAGTAAAGGGGGCTTTG